CCGGGCCTCCCGCGCTATCGGAAGTAGCGGGCACCTTTTTCGCTTCCTTTTTGGGTGTCCAAAAAGGAAGGACTAGCGGAAGAAGCCCATTATAAAAGGTGACACCGCAAGGTGGTGTCACCGCCTACGGCCCTCATCTCGCCAATCTTCCCGCTCCCGCGCCGCCGGCGCTCCACCAGGCCCCGGCCTCCACATGATGCAGCCCGCCCCGCAAATATAACGGCAGCACGTAGGTAATTACGCCCAAGCCGTCCACCTCGGCCGGTACGAACCCGCCCCAGTCGGCCCAGGTAATATCGGCCCCCTCGCCCAGCAAAACCCTGTCCCCCGCCGCCAACTTGTAGTCCACGCCGTAGCGCATCTCCCGCAAGTCGCCGCTCGCTTCCGCCGCGGCCCCCGCAGCCTGGTCAGCCGCGTCAACTTTCGCGCCCGCCGCAGCCTCACCGCCGCCCGCGCTCGCGGCTCCCCGCGTCCTCTCCGGCACCACCAGCAGCATCGCCGCGCCGTGCTTGGCACCGGCTGCGTCGGGCACCTCGCGGCTGCCCAGCTGGCAAAACACGTCGCTCAAAACAAACCTGTCAACGCGCTTTTTCACCGCAATCGGGTGGTAAACCGTCACCGTCTGGCCGTACAAACCGCGCTTAACCATGCACCCACCGCCCGATCTGCAAGTAGTAGCCCGCCTCGTGGCGGTAGTGTGCGGCGCGCAGGGCCAGCGTGGCGGGGCACAGCTCGGGCGGGGCGGCGTAGGTCTCGCTCACACTGCCCACGGTCACTTTGGTCAGGCCGCGCGCGGCGTCCTCCTGGTCAAACTCGTACATCGCGTCGGCGACGGCGCACGCCGCCATGGCGTTGGCCTCGGTGGGGTCCAGGCCGGGGCGGGGCGTCACGGCGTAAACGTCCCGCATGCGGGCAAGCTCGGCCTGCGCACGCCGGATCAATCGCGGAAAGTCCCCCTCCGGGATGTCCTCGCCTAGATAATTTTCAACGTAGTAACGATAATCCGGCACTGTTGCAACCTCCTTATGCCTTGAACTTGGCCAGCACCACCTTTGCCTCGTTAGACAGCACCGCCACGTAAAATTCGTCGGCGGTGATCTCGGTGGTGCGGGTCTTGGGCTTGCGTTCGGTCTCGATGTTGACCTCGCGCTTGCGGTAGATGGTCAGTGCCGGGATC